TTCCGTTTTTTCCTTGACAAAAAGGATTATTTAAATAAACAACAATTGGCTTTTTGTTTGTTTGCCATATTTCTTTTACTTTGTCAAATGTTATAAATTTGCTTGGGTCATAATAAAAATCATTTACCATTATAACCTCTCGAACAAATCATCAAATTCTGATTTTGTGTAAATTTTTATTTTTTCGTCTTCTTCTTTTACAATAAAATAAGGGAAAGTATCTAGCTTTATTTTATCGCCACTGTCAGTTCCTTTTATAAAAGGAACTGGCGCATGATTAGAGTAAAGCTTCCACTCTATATTTTCTTCACCTACAAAATCTTTTAAATCTTCTTTTTCCTCACCAAACCATTCAAAGGCTTCAAACGTTTCTTTCTTTCTACAACTTAAAGTCATTTTCTTTTTTTCTCCTCTAGATTACCATCTAATAAAGTAATATCATCATATCCTTCTTTTTTATAAAGGACTAATCTTTGCTTTGAATGTTTAAATAAATATTTATTTCCGCTATCTATAAAGTCATAAAAAATTCCTTCTCTTTTGTCTTTTGTAATTCTTAATACACGTCCTATTTTCTGTATTGTTTGAGTTTGTGCTTTACCACCAGAAGCCATTATCAAAACTTTCATATTTGAAATTGAAACACCTTCATTAAGAATTGAGGAACCTATAAGAACTGGAATTTCACCATTATTAAATTTTTTAATTATTTCTATTCTTTTATTAAGTGGGTCGTCGCCTTTTAGATAAACAGCTCCTGGGATTGTTTCTTCCAACTCTTTCCCGTGCTCTAAGATTCTTGTAAGAATACAAATATAGCCACCTTCTCTGTGCTGTTCTACAATATCTCTAATTATATTATTTCTTGTTTTATTATGAACAATTCCTAAATCATTAGCAGATGGATAATCGAAAGTTTCTGGGCATTCAACTTCAACAAGTTTTATTTTTGCTTTTGCCATTACACCATTATCTGTCAGCTCTTTTGATTTAATTTGTATTCCAATACTTCCAAACTGTTGTCTTATTTTAGCAAAGTCTAACAACTTACCGTTTGACGGTGAAGCTGAAAAACCATACTTTAATGGACAACCAAATGATGCATAGAAATCTTGAAATGTTTTTGAAGAATGCTTATGAACTTCATCAGCTAATATCATTTGAAATCTTGAAACATCTAATTTCTTTACAGACTGAATTGTTGAAACCATACAATAACCTTGTCTTACACCGCTACCAGAACAGAAACCACAATCAATTCCTTTTTCTCTAAAGTCTTGTGCAAGCTGAGCGCCAAGAGTTGCTCTATCAGTAATAATAAGAGTTGGTAAGTTTGTAAGTTTTAACCAAGCTGCCATAATTGAAGATTTACCAGCAGATGTTGGTGCACAAATAATAGTTTTGTTTGTTTTTAATAAAGTTTTTAAAGCTCTTACTTGATGGTCTACATAATCAAAGTTTGGCAAAAATGATTTTAATTCATCGTCTGTCCACTCTTTTTCTTGAAAATCAAAATGTGTTCTTTTATCTTCGAAAGAACCTACTTTTATATCATTATTTTTACAAAATAAAATAATTTCTTTTGCCAAACCAGCAAATCCAACTAATCTTCCTTTTATGTTTTTCATTAATGGGACATGTTTTAATTTCTTAATGTCATAGCCACCTCTTGAGAAGCAGGCAGAGTTATCATCATATGTCTGAAATTTTTCTATCTTTTTTAATTCTTTACTATCATTACTGCTTATTTGAATAGTAGCATCTGTTAAAATTATATCTATCATAACTAAATAAGTATACAACTAATAAAAAACTTTGTCAATAAAAAAGGCTGGTTTAAAACCAGCCTTTACGCTATAATACATTACTTATTGCTCTCGCGTTTCCTTTTTCTTTCGTTAATGTTTTGGCTACAATCGTTGATAAACCGCCGTAAACATAAGCTCTCCATTTTGGATTATTCTCATCATCCCCAAACTTTGAATTTGCTATTTTTGATAATCTATCGAAACTTTTTTGAGATTTATCTGATTTCAAGTAATCTTTTATTTTCTCTCTTGAAACATGTGTATCAAATTTTGTAACACATTTATTTTGTATCTGTGATACAAGTCTTTCATTTCCAGGTGTAGCTCCGTTGGAATAATCCCAATAAGTTTTTCCTTTATCTATATATGAACCTTTTTCGTTTCCTTTATATCCTTGACGATGTTTGTAGGATCTTTTTTCGAGAATTAAGCTTTCTGTTATTTCTACAACTTTATTGAATTCCATACTAATACCCGAAATAAGTTGTCTGAGGTTGAGACTGAACAGGAGTAGAAGTAAACTCTATTTCTACTTTTTTTGGCTGTTCTTCTTGTTCATCTTCAGAACTTTTTTGTTCCTCTTTTGTTTCTTCATTACCAAAAATACCATCTAAGTATTTTTTATATATTTCCAAAGCATTTAAAGAAGCGTTCTTTAAAGCTGCGAAAAGTTCTTTTTTATCTTCGTCTGAAAACTCTGGTTGGCTTTCTGACTCTTCTCTTGAGCATAAGCAGCCATTCGTAATTATTGAACCATCTGCTATACTAACAGCATTTCTTTGAACATTCTCTAAGAAATTTGATTTTACATTATTAAATGTTGTCGTAAATCTTGAGCTAAGAGATTTAGCTAAAAATCTATTTTTTAGTTCTTCTGCTGAATTTGTACTACCTAAAATTTGTTCAATTGTCATACAATCTCCTTAGTAATTAAACATTGCCTGTCCAGGCTTTTGTTCAACTACGTGTTCTGCTGGTGTCTTTTTTTCATCTTTTGGGTCATCTTGCGCTTCTTCACTAGAAGAACCTTCTGGCGCTTTTGCAATTTCTTCTTTTTCACCAGATTGCTTATCCGCTTCTACAGATGCTTGTTTCTCAACATCAAACAATTCTTCAACTTCTCGCTTCATTTCTTTGTATGAATCGTAAGCAACTTTTGAAAGTTCTGAAATTAATTTGTTTTTTTCTTCGTCTGAAATTTTTGCACTCATTATTGAAGTTATATTATCTCTTAATTGCCAATCACAATCTATTTTTATACCTGTGTTTATTTTTGAGATTGCTAGCTTCTTCATTATTTTAGAATTTATTACTGGTTTAGAAGCATTACTTTCAATTGCTTGTCTAACCACATCTAATGCTATCATATTCATTTTTACGTCCTAATTTTAACTTGAACTTTCGTAACTACTAATAGTATTATTAAGAACGGACATTTTTGTCGTGACTTGCGACAATTTTGTCCGTTCGGTGCAACAATAAAAAAGGCTGGGTGTTTACCCAGCCTGTAATAAACTATTTAGTAAATTAGAAACTCAAGAGTTCAACACACTCTTTAACTGTTCCTACGTCTGTTGCTCCAGAATCTTTAGATGTATCCAAAGCATCTTTCAAAGCGTTGATTTTTGATACCAATTTTTCATCAGTAATTTTATCAAGTGCCTTATCCAAAGCGTCTTTCAAAGCATCTATATCTTTATCTGAAGTTTCAAGAGAAGCATCTGCTCCTTCTTCTCCACCTTCATCTTCTTCAAACAACATTTTTGATTCAGAAAGATATTCACTTTCAGAAACGATTTCTTCAATTGCTTCAAGAATTGCTTTTTTGTTGTCGAACAAATCTTTGTCGGCTACAAGTGCTTTTCCAACAAACTCTTTGAAAGCCAAATCTTCCAAAGCAAGGATAACTGAATTCTCTTCAAGAACTTCTTCCATTAAAGAAGAGTCTCCCTCTAGAAGTTCAGCAGCAGCATTCATAAATGCTTCTTTAAATGTTTTATCTTTTGAAAGAACTTCTGCTTTTGCTTTTGCGTTAGCAACGATTGTTCTATCTTCATCTTCGTCGATAATAGAAACTTTAACTGGTGTTTCCCAGTCGAAGAATTTAATAGAACTTGTAGGAGATTCAGTTAAATATTCCTGATATCTCTTGAAGAATGGCATATCTGCTACATCTCCAATTTCTTCGTTAATTCCATAAAGTTCTGTGTAGTTTGCAACGTCATTTCTCTTAGAAGCCAAAGCCTCAACAATACTTTCGTTAAGTTCTGTGTTGTTTGCTTCAGAGTCATTTTCGTAAGCTTCTGCGATAGCAGCTACGTCATAACCGTCGTCCTGAAAATAGTTGTTAATTGCTTCTCTAAGTTCTGCTTTGTCGTTAACAACTTCAACCTGTTCGTAGTTTTCAACTGTAAGTGTCTTTCCGTCAAAATTATAATCTGCCAAGTAAATAGCACCGCTGTTATGGTCTGCCATAAGCAACTTATCGTTGTAGCTTTCAAGGAGAACAGCGTTTGCTGATTCGTTGATTAAAGATCTGCAAAGTTTCTCCAAATTTTTATTACTGTATAGAATATAATTCGACAATTTGCTGTTTGTAATTTCCATTATATAATCTCCTAAATTACTATAAATTTAACTTATATATTGACAAAAAATTTTTTAAAAGTATCATAAAAATATGACTCGTGAAATTACATTAGAAGAAATACCAGAAATGCATAGAAATACTTTGGCTCGTACTGCAGCTCAAATAATAAAAAAGCACGGGACATCTGCTTATGTTTCCGTGCCTTCTGAAAAACAAAGTTTTTATTATATTTTATGGGCTGGCTTAAACCAAGAACAACAGCTTGAAGAATGTTATTTTCTTTCAAATGACTTTGTAAGCCGAAATATTTTAATTAATCGTTAATTTTTGTAGAGTTTTAATTAAGTCAATAGATTTTCTTTTTATAACATTAAATCTTCCCTTAATAACATCAATCTTTTCGATTTCAAAATCTTTTCTATAATCTTCTTTAATCGAAAGATTCTCTACAACTACCTTATTATCTCCAACAGACTTAACTGTTAAAATATCCCCTCTTTCTAAATCTTTATAAATTTCTAGTAAAGGTGAATTATCCCTTTTAAGCATATCTTTGCTTTCTTTTGAAGTAGCGTAAGGTCTTGTCATCTCTACACCTTCGATAATAATATTTTTATTCTCTTTTGGGTCATCCGCATGCGGATATTCTGTCCTGAGAGTTTCAATAATATCACCCTCTTCAATAATAGGAATTTGCTTTTCTAGCCTATTTAAAATTTCACAAATTGTATTTTTACTTTTCATTCTATTTTAACTTTCTTGTAATTTCCTCTGTAATTAATCTTGAAGATTTTGAAGAAGAAGGACCAGTTCTCTTCTTTGGTTTACCATAAATTGTAAACTCTTTATCTGAGAAGTTCAAACCACCCAACTCATTTTCATAATAAATAGAAGAAGCAACTGTATTTGTTGTTTCTTTTTCTTCTGATATTAAAAGTTCTCTAACTTTAGCCAAGAACTCATTATTATTTAAATCTTCTTCAACTAAAAGTTTTTCCTTTCTTGCTGCAACATCTTTCTTGTATTCTTCCAAAGCTTCCATTAATTTAGCATAATCTTCTTTATGCTCTATTAACACATCTTTTCCAAATACTTTTACCATCTTTTCTGGTGTAAGCTCTTCAGTAACAACAGACATAGCTGGCATTGGCATATTAGCGCCCGCATCCATTGGAGCACCCATTCCGCCACCTACTGGCATTCCGCCACCCATTCCCATATCCATTCCCATACCACCTTGCATAGCGGCTAGGCTAGAAGCTTCGATATCTTTTTGAAGATTAATGTCTGCAATTTCTTTCTTTGACATTTTCATTACATATTTAAGAATAAAATCTTTAGGGAACAAACCAGTTCCAAGCATTGTAGAAATAAGAGAAATCTTTTGATTAAGATACTCAATATCCATAATCTCTTTTACATTAGAAGGAGGTGTTAATTCAAGTTTAAAGTTTTTTAAATCTGCTTTTTTCTTTTTCTTAAAGAATAGTTCAATAGCCGCTATTTTTGTAAGTCCTTCTTCTACATAATACTGAACACGTTCAACGAATCTTGCAAACTTAACGTCCTGCATAGCAAGTGAACCTTTACCAGCCATTCCACTTCCTTGGTCTGAAGTGAATCCTAAATACTCAGGTGGAATATTAAGAGTCCAAAGAAGTTCATCTCTGAAGTGTCTAATGTCGTCAATATTATTTAATGCATTTCCTGGTGCAAGGGTTGTAATTTCTGTTCCCTGTTGTCCCTCTCTAACTGGAACGAAAATATCCTGTGTTAATGAAAGAGCGGCTGCTTGCTTATTGATTCTACCTTGGTCGTCCATTATTTGATTAGAACGATAATTGTCCTTAATCTTTCTAATCGCCCTCATTGCTTCGGTTGTAGACAAGTTTCCAACATCAATTTTAAATACACGTCTTTCTGGAACACGAGCAAGACGATAAATCATCATAGCGTCTTCAAGCATTGTGTATCTTTTATATGTTTGAATTCCTGGGTCTAACAAAGAACCACCATAAGGCAAGAATTTTTTATTTGCAATTTTAAAGTGAATAATTTGCCAAGGCTGTAGTTTATAAACTACTTCTGTTTGCTGTCTTCTTGAATCTGTTCCAGTTAAATAATCTGTATCAGAATCAAGAGTTGTTTTGTATGTATAGAAAGCTAATTTTCCATTTTTTTCAATTCTGTTTACTTTATGTGGCTCAAGATATCTAATTCTTGCAACCATTGTTGGGTGCTCATAATCATCTGGAATTATCTCGTAGAAATTATCACCCTTTTTTATTGTTTCAAAAATAATAGACCAAAGTTCTTTATTAAGATTTAGTCTTTCATGGAACAATTCTTCAAGAATTTCTTTTATATCTTCATCATCAGAATAAACTTTAACAGTATCGCCGTCTGTGTTTTTCTGACAAGCATCGTCAGCAATTACTTGTAATCCTCTATGTAAGAATGGACAAGAGTCCATTTCTTCAAACAATTGATAATAACTATATCTATTTTCTTGTAAGTTTGGATTAGTGTTTAAAGTATTATTCTGAGAGCCATAAAGTTCACCAAAGGCTTGTGATTCAAAACCGCCATAAGAATTAAATTCTTGACTTAATTCTTTTATTTCTTTTTTTGGTAATTCAACCTTAGCGGTTTCTGGTATATCTTGTTGAACATCAATTCTCTGCTGAACTGCTTGTGCTGCTCTATAATTTACATTTACTTCCTTTCCGTCTACAATCATTACTAAGTTCCTTTAAATTTAACTTAGTTTTAATCGTCGGTTCCTTCTATAATTTCTCCATCATTTGAAGCATTCTCGTCTATTTCTTGGTTAATTTCGATAGAATTAACAAC